TGTGGATAATCAAGAATTATCCAAGGTAAGATTATTCATTAAACGAAAGTCAAAAGCTGGACATATAATTAAGTTTGCATGGGAGAGGCAAACAGGAGACTTCCCTAACTTCTTCAGGGATGGTACCAGTGAAGGTCTTTCTTTGAACAAGACAGGAGCCTTCTTCATAGAACATGAGATTAAATTCTAATTAGATTTACCATTACGTTTGTTCCACAGTTCAAATAGTGTTTTTACTTTTTCCTTCACAACTTCAATATCAGAGTGCATCCTTGCTAATATAATAATAAGAGAAACAAGTGCAAGTAAGATGGGCCAAGAAGTTCGTATTAAATCCATCCAATCCATTTATTTCTCCTTATTGTTTTATTATTTATAACTCCAGATTGTTGGAGATGTATAGTTATCCATGTCCAGATGGACAAACCTATCTTCCTTTGAACCATGCTGCTTTATTCCGATGCCCATAAAGCCATGTTCAGTAGCCAATCTAATTATATTATAAGCCTTTTTGCTGTGACATGCAACATCCACGGCCTTACCCTGTAAGTGTGGAGAGTCTCTGTTGCCTCCGATAACATCACTATAGGCCAGATGTCTGTAGCCCGATGTTATCTTCATGTACTGATTTAGTTCTCTACGAAGAGCTACGAGCTTCTTCATAAACTCCTCGTCCATATCTATTTCGCCTGTTCCTTTACACCTTAACTCGTCTTCTGAGAAAAACTCCCAACGCTTCTTCATCACTACTCCCTAAATTGGTCTTGCCATATATGGATATGGATTACGTTGTACCATTCCACCTATTCTTAAATCTCTTGAATAAAAAATTTCTCCTTCTCTTCCTCGTCTTTCAACCAACCCATTTAATACAATTGATTTTCCTTTCTTATCTCTTCCTCGTACAAAACCTATCTCACTATCAAATAATTCTTTTGCAAATTTATCTTTATCTCCAGCTCGTAATGCTTTCATTGCATTTTTACCTTGGCTAGTAAGTTTTGTATACCCTACATTTTGTAGAATTGGAATTAAACCTTCTATCTCCCTACTGGTAAATCGTATTCCTTCTGGAAGTTTTGCCTCTAATTTTCTTATATCTTCTAGTGCTATCTCTATTTGATTATCTAAATTAGATTCTGCCCATTCAGGAGTTCGTTCAATATCTTTACTATCAGCATCTATCAGTTGCCCATAACCTACTGTCCAATTTCCACCACTATCTTTATAAGGATTAAGATGTGGCTGACCAGACTGATTAACGGATTCATACTTACGTATTAAAGCGGTTGCTTCAGGATATTGATCAGATATCCTAATAGGAGTAGGTTCTTCTACTGGAACAGGAGGTAATTGTTCCCTTGTAAAAATCTCAGGCATTTACTTATCCATCCTCATGTAGTCATCTATCTTATCTTCCAGACGATCAAATCTTCCCATGATCTGCTGTAGGTCATCCTTAACGTCCTGCTTGGTTGCATAGGTCAGAGCAATGTGCTCTCTATTCTCCAAGTTCTCTTCACGTATCTTTGTAATGGATGCTGTGGTGGTACGTATCCACCAGAGAAATCCACCTACGGCCATCGTAAGTATGGCATTCCAAATCATAGTCATGTCCTGCATATTATTCTTCCTCTTCTTCTTCTATACTTAACCCACTAAATCTATTATAAATTCTTTCTAATACCTCGTAAGGGATAGGAACACCCGTTTCTTTTTCGGCCAATAATATCATCTGTTTTGTAAGTCTGTGTGGTACAAACCTATTATTATCTACCATCATAAGTTGCTTAAATATACCGCCCTTATTGCCCTTTATTCCAGATTTTGTTAATGCCTTATACATATCTCCCGGCGTAAAACCAAGATCTCTATATGCATCTAACTTACCTTTTACAAGTTGAGCATTCTTATACTGATCCTGTAAAGATTCTACATAAAGTTTGGCAACTTCTCGTGGATCATTCCCGGTATAATCTCTTAATGCATTATTAAATTTATTTTTTGATTGGTTCATGTTCTTTAGATCTTGCTGAATATTCCACTCAAAGCCATGAGATAAATCAGCAGTCTGTCTTTTTACGCCAAGAAAGGCAGGGAAATCTACCTCACCTGAAGAAATTGCATAACCATATTTTGTTTTACCAGTTCCAAACTTATCTTTGGTTTTATCATATTGCATTCTTCTTTTTAGAAAATCAATAGTGCCGGGAGTAAACGCACCTTCAAGTACAAGCCTCGCACTCTGTGCTCCCTTTTCCAACATGGATGCGTCTGGATCAACGCCTCTGCCAGTATAAACATCTATCAATTCTTCTGTCAGCATACTAGGATCTGCAAAAGGACTAATTACCTGATGCCAAGCAGTGCCCATTATCTGATCTAATTCCGCCTCATTATAATCCTGATTATTCATCATCCTTGCTATGACCATCTTAGTAGGAGTTTTCCAATAAGAGAGTGGATCAATAGGGCCAAGATTCATATAGTCTGTCGTTATCTTTCCTGTCTTTTCATTCTTCTTAATAGGTCCAAGGAATATTTTATTATGTCCTCTCTCCCATTCTGGAAGAGTTTTATTCAACGCAGCTTCTTGGTCATCATTAATTCCAAAGATATATTTACTTTGCTCTACCGCTGCATCTCCTGCTGTAACTGCCGCAGTCATACCTGCTGCTCTCTTCAATCCAATATTTCTAAGTTGTCTTACCATCGCAGGATCTGTTATACCTAGTTCTCTGGCAGTAGCTCCTGATGCATCTTTCCATGCATACTTTAATATGTTCTTTGAATTACGTACCATCTCCGCAGGAAAGGCCAAGAAGTTTCCTATTGGTGCAGCACGTAAACCCTTTAATGCTTTCGGAACCATATTATAATTAGGCATCATATCTCTGGATCGTTGAGCAACAAATCTTTCTAGCTGTCTTTCGGACATATTAGGGAGTGCCTTTTTATAGGCTTTCTTTAGTTGCTCATAATTCCATATCTTAAACAGATTATCTTCTGCCTCATAAGCTCGTACAAATCCTCCAGCAACCTTCTTACCAGCTCGTCCTACTTTAGTTCCTTCTACAATTCTTCCCATAAAAGAATCTGGTCCTTTTTGAAAGGCTTCTCCTGCTGCCTTCTCCAACGAACGAACATGAACAGCACTATCTACGATACCAAGTTCCTGATATCGTGCAAGTCTTGCTCGCCCTTCTTTAGATTGTAAATTCATAAATCGTCTGGTAGTATCTTTAAAGCCACTTGCGAAGAAGCGTGGACTAAGTGTTCCATTCGCCAGCATTAGAAATCCATTGCCCATTACATTACGGCCATGTGTAGGTATAGAGAAGATAGTTTTCTGTGCCTGTGATAAGGCTTTCAACTTCATCCAATGACGAAGCATTCCATTGTCTCCCATGCTAACTTCCATACCATCATCTATAGCTTTCTTCCATGCCTTATCTATAAACAATCCACGTAGAGGATCATCAACAGACTGACGAACAGCACCTCCAAGACTTGCTATTCCTTTTGCAGCTTTTCTTACACCTCCTTCTCCAAATTCTTCAACTGCTTGCCCTAATGGAACAACCACATCCATACCTTCTGGTGCGCCGGGAACTTTCTTGGATTGTCTTGTAGCCTTCCCTACTCTTAAAGCCTCTTCTGCTATCTGATTTCTGAACTTATGTTCTGTTACTATATTCGCAAGTTTTCTAAATGTATTTACATAATTCTTTACAGGATCTTTTACCTCTCCCCACAAATTACGAATTTCAACAGGAATATCTTTTCTTTGCTTTAGTGCCGCACTTGTTCCTGCCTTTAAAGTAGATAGAAATGCATCGTATTCTACATCTTTTATACCTCTTGTATAGTACTCCATAATAGATGGAATGTCTGCATCATCTACTCCTTTAATTCCTCTGAAGAAATCCTCTGCTGCCTTTTTAACATTCGGATCAAGATCTTTCAATCCCTTACGCAAGTAAGATGGATCATCAAAGATACGATAAGATCTATTTAGATAAGTTTCTAAGTTATCTCCAATAGTAGCACTCAATTGTCCTCGTGCTACTTTACGCTGTACATATTTTGACATAGACTTAATGCGGTGACGCATCTGCTTAATATGTCCTACAGTATCTTTTGCTCCAAGCCCTCTAAGAGTCATGAGAGCTTGTTTATCACCACCTAATGCCGCATTAACTACTTCACTCATAAATTTAGGAGAATTAAGTTGAGCTGGAGAAAGCTCCATCTTTAATGTTTTCTTTAGGTCTTCTGCTAATTCAGAGGCACGAGTAAGATTTGCTTTAAATCCACCCACTCTTTCCATTAGTATATTTAAGCCCTCATCATTTACTCCAAATCTGGATGTAAGCCACTCTGCTCCTTTACGTTTAGAAGCACGATATACATCTTTCAATGGTGTTATAACAGCATTATCTGAATATGGTTTAACTGCTTTTCCTATCCTTTTTCCAAAGTCCGTACTTGCCGCCCATTTTATTCCCGCAGGAGTTTTTAGTATACTCATAAATGCTCCACCAAGAGCACCTTCAGTAATAAGATTATTTACAAATGATTGTAGATATTGTGCAGACTTTGAATCATTAGGATCAATAGCTAACTTTCCAATTAAATCATTAATAGTAACATTATCTACAATTTTCTTATCTCCAAAATCATTAGATAAAAAATTAACAATATTT